CTGCTGCTCGCCGTCGCCGTCGCGGCGGCGAAGAACTCGCTCTCCGGGCACTGAGGCGCCGCCTCCGCGACGTGCGACGGGTGGGCCAGGCGGGGCTCGAACCCGCGACCGACGGATTATGAGTCCAGTGCTCACCCCTCACGCGGTCGGGACCTGGGTGGTTGTCGTGGGGTCGGAACGTGCCGCTGACCTGCGGAAACACGCCTGCGCAGTGCGCAACCGGTGCTGGCTTGGGAGCCGCTCGTTGTCCTGCTGCGTCCGGCCATGTCCCGCTCAGAACGGGACAGGAGCGGGACAGGGGCGGGACGGGCCCGCGTCGCGGCGTGCGGCGGCCGCCCGTGGGGGTGTGGTCGTCGTGGTCACGGGGACAAGCGTGCCAGACGGTGACGGTCAGAACAGGGCCGGCTGGTCCTCGGCGGGTTCCTCAGCGGCGGCCGCGGTCTGCTGCTCGGCGTGCTCCACCCGGCCGGCGATGATGGGCAGGTAGTCCTCGGTCATCTCGCACCCGACCCACCGGAACCCGCACTGGACCGCGGCGACGGCTGTCGTGCCGCTGCCGAGGAAGGGGTCGAGCGTCGTGCCGCCGGGCGGGGTGACGAGCGTCAAGAGCCAGCGCATGACCGCGACCGGCTTCACGGTCGGGTGGTTGTTCTGGCCGGTGCTCGGCGGGCGTCCGTCGATGCGCGCGGAGCCCTCCGGCATCCGGCGTCCGCGGTGCTGGGCGTACGGGTCGGCAACCTGCTCCTCGAGGTGCTCGAGCCCCGCGTTCCGCTCCTTCTTGCCGGGCTTCGCGCAGTACAGGAACGGCGCCACGTCGTCGACCGCCGGGTCCCAGTTGAGCCGCGGGAAGAACCGCGACGCGCCGCCAGCATCGTCATGACCTCTCCTGGGCCGCGTCCGGAACGCGCCGCCTGACATGGCCACGGAGCGTCCGCCGCCGGATGTGCCACCGCTGGTGCTCTTGCTGGTGCCGCTCTGCCGGTCGAGCTCGGCCACAGGGCACCCAGGGGCGCACGCCCACACAGCGACGGCCGATGCGACGGTCTCCGTCTCCGGGCGCCGCGTGCCCCACCCGTCGGCCTGCTTCTGGTCGGTGAAGACGCCGGTGTTGCGTGTGAGGCGCTCCTCCGCCGTCCCCGTCTGCTCGCAGTCCGCGGAGTGGGTCAGCAGGACGTTCGCCGGCCACCTTCCGGCGGGTGCGGCGCCCGTGCTGACAGTCTCGGTCTCGCTCCCGGTGTAGCTGAAGCGAAGGTCCCGGCTGTCCGTGGGGTGTGCCCGCGACTTCGGCCACGTCTCGACCGTCGTCCCAACCCGGCACGCGTCGATGTTCAGCGCTCCGGTGCCCCACTCGAGGACCGTGGCCGCGACCGTGCCCGCGAGGGGCTTGCGGGCGACGACGATCGGTTCGTGCGCCGGCTTCATGGCGGTGCCCCAGCCCTGCCACTGCTTCGCGGCGTCCGTCGCTGGGGCGGTTGTCGCGCGCTCGCTGTCCGGCTTACTCACCCACCCGTCGTCGTTCATCATCCCGAGGTAGCCGCCGTTTGGCTGCCTGCCTGCCCAGCGAGCGGGACCGACGACCTCACGCTCCGCGCCGGCGGCCTTGTCGATGGCCTTGCTGACGTCGAGGGACTTCGGGAAGCCAGACCCGTACATCCAGTGGAGCGTGTCGCGGATCTCGAACCCGGCCAGGCGCACGCTCATCGTCATCAGGTCGATGGTGCGACTGCCGGCGAACGCGAGGAGGTGACCCCCTGGCTTGAGGACCCGGAACACCTCGTCCCACAGCGCCGGCGGCGGCACGAACGCATCCCACGACTTGCCCATGAACCCGCGGCCGGTCGGCATCGCGGCACGGTCACCGGACAACCATGCGGCCAGGACCTCACCGACCTTCGCCGGCGGCAGGTCCGCCAGGCCGTACGGCGGGTCGCACACGCACGAGTCGAGGGAGTTGTCCGGCAGCTCACGCAGCCGCTCGAGGGCGTTACCGACGAGCACGGTGCCGGTGCGGAAGGTCAGGTCAGCGGGGGCAGGAGTGGGGGTGTCCATGCGTTGGACAGTCCGGAACGGGGGTCCCACTGCCAGGAGGTTTCAGAACAGGGCTGGCTGGTCGTCCGGCGTGGTGACCGCTGCGAGGCGAGCAGCGCCGCGGCGGGCCCACTCCGGGTCGAGCTCGATGCCGTGGAAGCGCCGACCGAGCCGGGCCGCCGAGCGCCGGGAACCCCCGGAGCACGACGAAGCCCCACCGGAAGGGAGGACGGTGGGGCTTCGGTGCCCGGCGGTGAGGCTTCCGCCGGGGGAACCCCGCGTGCGCGGGGAAGCGAGTCAGGCTGCGGTGGGCAGCCCCGCCGGGTCGATGACCGGGACGATCCGGGCCCGAAGGTCGGCGGGCACGGTGCCGGCCGCCTGGGCGTCGGCGAGGTCGTCGAGGTAGGTGTGGGCGGCGTCCTGCGTCATAGGGCCGACGACGCCGCGGACAGCGGCGAGGCCGCCACGGGCGGGGCCGGTCAGGACGACGGCGACGGTGGTGGGGGTCATGGTGGTCTCCAGGTGTCGGGGGTCACCTGGGACCGTCCGTGCGGGGGCGGTGGCCGCAACCAGCTCAGGGCCAGATTCGGTGTGATCTTCGTCACATCGGTGGCTCGCGCTCAGTTGGCAACATTTGCCAATGTGGTTGGCAAATGTTGCCACGCATAAGAGAAGACAAGATTAGATTGGAATAGAGCGTTGGCCATTGCCAACGCCAAGGCCCGGTGGCCCTACACCCACCACCGCGGACCGTCCCAGTGGTGACCGACCCGATCGCCCTCGCCCTCGAGCGGCTCCGTGACCGCGAGACCGCCCCGGTCGCCACCGTGCCCGGCTACACCCCGCAGCCCAAGCAGGCCCGCGCCGAGGAGCTCGCAGGCCAGGCGTTCGAGCTCCTGTACGGCGGTGCCGCCGGCGGCGGCAAGAGCTACTGGATCCGCAACTCGGCCGCCAGCTACTGCCTAGCGCACCCGGGCGCGCACGTCGCGATCGTCCGCCGCACCCTGCCGATGCTCAAGCAGACCCACCTCGGCCCGCTCACCCAGGCGCTCGGCGGGCTCGCCCGGCACAACCGGACCGAGCTGCTGTGGGCCTTCCCGAACGGGTCCGTGCTACGCCTCATCAGCCTCCAGCACGACGGCGACGAGCAGCAGTACAAGAGCGTGGAGTTCGACCGCCTCTACTTCGACGAGCTCACCGAGCTCACCGAAGGCCAGTACACCTACATGCTGTCCCGACTCCGGTCCTCCTGGACCCGGCCGTGCCGGGAATGTGGAACCACGGCCGGGCACCGCGTCAGCGCAATCGCCGCGTCCAACCCCGAGGGCCGCGGGTTCGCGTGGGTCAAGCGTCGCTGGGTCAAGCCTCGCCCGGAGGACCTGGCGCCCGGGCAGGGCACGCCCGAGCCCGGCGTCGTGTGGCACCCGCCGCTGCCCGACCGTTCCGGGCCTGGCCCGTCGCGGGTGTTCCTGCCCGCGACCCTGCTGGACAACCCGGCGCTGCTCGAGGCGAACCCCGAGTACGCCACGCAGCTCAAGGCCCTCCCGGACGCGCGGAAGCGCCGGGCGCTCCTCGAGGGTGACTGGGATGCCATGGATCAGGTGCCGGGCGCGTTGTGGTCCCTCAGCACGATCGACCACGTCGCCTCGCACCCGGACCTCGCGCGCGTCGTAGTCGGGTACGACCCGGCCACGAGCTTCACCGAGTCGTCCGACGAGACCGGCCTCATCGCGGTCGGGTCAGACTCCCGCCGCCCGCCGCACGTGTACGTCATCGGGGACGCATCCGGCCGCTACCAGGGCCCCGCGGAGGCCGCCGCGGCGTGCGTGCGCCTCGCGGCCGCGGTGCAGGCCGACGTCATCGTGTACGAGACCAACCAGGGCGGCCGGTTCGTCGAGCTCGCCCTGCGGCAGGCGTTCAAGGCGGCACAGGCCGCCGGCGAGTGGACCGGCCCACTGCCCCGCATCGTCGGCGTCCACGCCAAGCGCGGGAAGGCGCTACGTGCCGAACCGGTCGCCACCATGTACGGGCAGGGTCGCGTCCACCACGTCGGCGAGTGGGCCGACCTCGAGGCGCAGATGACCACCTGGGCGCCGGGCGACCCAGCCAGCCCCGACCGCCTCGACGCCCTGGTGTACGCCGTCACGCACGTCGCCGGCACCCCGGCCCGGTTCACCGGGCACGTGCCCACCCGCGACCTCCTCACCGGCCGGGTGGCCTGACAGCCTCCGCGGCGGACCGTCACCGGCATGGCGACCCGTGGAGGTGGACGGTGACCGAGCGCGAGATGCTCGAGGTGGCGCTCAAGCGCCTGAGGCTGCGAGGTGTCCGCGTCGCGCCACGCATCAGCTACTTCGAGGGCCGGCATCCATTCCCGCCCGGCAGCGACGCGTGGACGAAGCAGTGGCGCGACCGTCTCGGCAGGCTCATCGACAACCAGTGCGCGCTGGTCGTGGAGACCCGGGCGGACGCCGTCATGCCCGCGCACGTGGAGCCGGTGCAGGAGGACAAGCTCGCCGCGGCCGCCGCAGCGTGGGTGACCGACCTGCTCGACCGGGAGGCCGCCACGCTCACGCGCGCGTTCCGGCAGGCGGAGGCCGCCGGCGAGCAGGTCACCCTCGCGATCGACTGGAACAGCGAGGGTCAGATCGACATCTTCCACCTCGACACGCGGTCGTGCTACGTGCATCGCGACGCCGGCGGCGCCTACCTGTGGGCGGTCCACCTGTGGCGTGAGGAACGTGAGGGCGCCCCGACCGAGGCGACCCTGTACCTGCCCACGGAGACCGTCCACTACCGGTCCTCGAGCACCGCGCAGCTGCCGGACGCCACCGACTTCGCCGAGGTCACCCGCACCCCGAACCCGTTCGGGGAGCTGATGCTGGCCACGATCGACAAGGGCGGGTCGCTCATCGACCGGATCGCCCCGCACCAGGACGCGCTGAACCAGAGCATGCAGACCGAGTTCGTCGTCGGTGAGCACTACGCGCACCCGTTCCGCGCCTGGCTGGGCTTCGACAGCTATGACCCGGCCACGGGTGAGGTGTCCACGGTCGTGCCGACCGTCAACGCCGCCACGGGCGGCCGGGACCTGTCCGTCCCGACGGTCGCGGACGCTGAGGGCGAGCGGCGCGAGGTGATCCAGTTCGAGTCCCCGGACCCGGACAAGTACCTTCGGCGGGCCGAGGCGGAGCGGGCCGCCATCGCCCGCCTCGGGTACGTCCCCGCTTTCCTGCTCCAGGTCACCGGCACCCCGCCGGCCAGCGGCGAGGCCCTGGAGATCGCATACCGGCCGCACATCGAGCGCGCCGCGGCCGACTGGCGCGCCCACTACCGGCCAGCGATGCAGCGCCTGGTGCGCCTGGCGGCTCGGCGGTGGCTGCACGCCGCGACCGGGCGCCCTGTTCAGGCGCCGGACCTGAACGTCGTGCCCGTGAACATCGAGACCTCGACCGCCGCGTCCCGCGCGGTAGCCCTGTCGCAGGCCGTCGCTGCCGGCGTCCCGCTCGAGGACGCGCTCGTGGCGTTCTTCCGCATGGACCGTGAGGCGGCCCGGCTCATCGCCGAGCGCGCGGACGAGCAGGCACAGGCCCGCGCCGACCGTGCCCTCGCACTAGCGGAGCAGGGCTACCTGGGGGCGTGAGGTAGCCCGTGGACGACGTCACCGGTGCCGCCCGCCGGTTCCGCGACGAGGCGCGGCGCCGCGGCTCGCCCGCCCGCGCGACTCTCGCGCGCCGCTACGCGCAGGTCGCCGCTGGGGTGCGCAGGGACGCGCTCGACCTCGGCCGTGCCGTCGCCGCGATGCGTGCCGGCGGGATGGAGCCGACCGCGGAGCTCGTGGCCGCGCTCCGGGAGACGCACGAACTCCGGGCCCGCACGAACGCCCGCCTGGTGACCGTGGCGGACGGGGTCCTCGACCTGCTCGACCGGGAGACCGCCCGGGAGGTGCGGCACGCGCTCCGAGACGCGCGAGCGCTCGTGCGTCTCCGCGACCGGTCCCGGACCCTCGCCCAGCTCATCGACGAGACATCCGTCCTGAACATGGTCGGGGTGACCGAGCGGGGCCCACTGCGGGAGCTGCTGGTCGCACGCGCCGGGCGGGACGCCGACGCAGTCGCGCGCGTGCTCGTCGACGGGATGGTCCGGGGCCGCACCACGCAGGCGATGGCTGCGGACGTGTCCGGGCTGATCACGCACGGGTCCCACGCCGACGCGCTGCGCATCGTGCGCACCGAAACCCACCGGGCCCGCCGGGAAGCTGCCCGGATCACATACCTGCGCACCCCCGGCGTCGTCGGGTGGCGGTGGGTGTGCTCCCTCACGTCGCGGTCCTGCGGCCTGTGCTGGGGGATGCACGGGCAGGTGCTCCCGCTGAACCAGCCGATGCCCACCCATCCCAACTGCAGCTGCGAGCTCGCGCCCGTGTGGGCCGGGGAAGAGACCGACCCGGGCGAGCTCGGCACGGCGCTCTTCGACGCGCTCACACCGGCCGAGCAGGACCAGGCCATCGGGGCCGCCGCAGCCCGCGCCTACCGGGCCGGCGCGATCACCCTCCCCGACCTCGCCCGCACAGGCAGGTCACCTCAGTGGGGCCCCACCGGTCGGCAGGCATCGCTGCGAGAGGTGCTGGGCGACCGTGCTCAGGACTTCTACAGGGCGGGGTGAAGCGAGCCCCGCTGCGCACTGCGCATCGGCCGACCTCCTGGCACCCACCGCGGCCACGCGGACGGTCCCAGATACGCCCCCGACCGTCGGGGGTGGGCCCGCAAGGGCGTACTCCCACCCTGGAGGAATCATGGCCGACCCCACGCCCACCACCGCCCCGACCGGCGAGCAGCCGCCGGCGCAGACCGAGGCCCCGAAGCCCGCACCGCCCAAGCAGGAGGCCTCGAAGCCCGCACCGCCCGCTCCCGCCGGGAAGGTCGAGTTCACGCCGGAGCAGCAGGCCGCCATCAACGCCCTGGTGCAGGAGCGCATCGAGCGTGACCGTGCCACCCGGCAGTCCGAGGCGCAGAAGACCGCGGAGGAGCGGATCGCCGAGCTCGAGCGGAAGGCCGCGGCCGCCGACCGGGCCGCGGTGACCGCGATCATCGAGCGGGCCGCCGCCGGCACGCACGACCCGGCGGTCGTCGCGAAGCTCGTCGACCTCGAGGGCCTGACCGCGCAGGACCCGAAGACGATCGAGGCGCGGGTCGCCGAGGTCCTGACCGCCAACCCGTGGCTGGTGCGGCCCGACGGCGCCCCGGCCGTGCGGAACACCCCGGCGCCCGGTGTGGCGACCGGGACCGGTGTGAAGCTCCTCAGCCGTGAGGAGCTGGACGCCATGAGCGTCGAGGAGCTCGCGAACGACCCGGAGAAGCTGAAGCTCTACATGGAGAGCCTGAACGCCCTCGGCTGACCCTCCTGGCGTGGCACTGACCGGGCTGGACCGTCCACCTCACGACGGCAGCCCGGTCAGTGCTGCCAGCCCTCGGCGGAACACAGCGGTGACGCCGGCCGCACCTGACACTCACGTAAGGAGTAGCCAAGATGGCCCAGTACAAGGCCGGCGGCATCGACCAGAAGGCGGTCGCCGCCACCATGCTGTCCACCAGCAAGTCGCTGAAGGACTTCGCGACGAAGTTCCGCAGCGACTTCGTCGCGGACATCAACGCCAAGCGCTCGAGCACCGCGGTCGTCCGCCTCGAGCCGGTCGTGACCCTCGCGGACACCCCGGCCGACCGGAACGGCCTGCTCGCCCGCACCGCCGCGACCGGCGGCTACGTCGAGGTCGGGCTCACGGCCGACCGTTACTTCAAGGTCGCCATCGACGAGCTCGACGTCGAGCCCGCCAAGCAGGCGGCCGAGATCGGCACCGCCGGCGGCAAGGCGCTGGTCAAGGAGGGCAACGCCAACCTGATCGCCGGCTGCATCGCCCAGGGCACCAAGCAGTACCTCGGCGCCAACCTCACGAAGAGCACCAGCGGCGACACCGCGTGGGGTGCCCTCGTGGACCTGCTCCTGCCGTTCGCGGAGGCGCAGTTCACCGAGGACGTCCACCTCTTCGTGACCCCCATGCTGTGGTCGCGGCTCATCACGGGCCAGGCCACGCTCAAGAGCGCGCAGGACCCGCGCACCACGGCCAAGACCCTGCTCGGTGTGGCGTCGGTCGAGGTCGTCCCGATGACCGGCGCGATCGCCATCGCCGCGCACGGCGCCGCGGTCGCCCAGGCCCGTCGCCTCATCGGCGTGAAGACGGAGACCGAGGACTTCGACACGATCGTCGAGGGCCGCATCAAGCTCGGCACCAAGGTCCTCGCGACCGACGGCGTCCAGGTCCTCGTCGAGGGCACGGAGCCCGAGGAGCCCGAGGAGGACTGAGCTCGAACCCGCGGGAAGCCCCGCCTGCCCTGACCGGACAGGCGGGGCTTCCCGCACCCCTGGTCACCCCGCCCGGCGCGTCAAGGTCGCGTTGACGCCGAAACGCTGCTGCGCAGCCTGCCGGGTCACGCCCAACGGGGCGGCGATGGCCGCCCACGAGTAGCCCTGAGCGCGCAGCGCGGCGACCGCTCCGTCGATGACCGCGTCGAGCTCGTCACGGACCCTGGCGAGCTCGGCCAGGTCCTCCGGGTTGGCGTGCCCGACCCGCCGTCCGGCAGCGCGCAGCACCCGGCGCACGAAGCTGAGGTAGTCCGCGTGGTCACCACGGGGAGCCATGAACGCACCGTGCCCCAGCGCCCGGGCGTGGCAGTAGCTCCTGGTGGCCCCGGCCGCCGCCGCCCGGACCGTCACCGGCATGATGACCCGTGATCAGGCCAGGGCGTTCGTCGAGCTGCACGCCAGCGCGACCACGGGCGCCCCTGCGCTCACCGAGGCCGAGGTCGACCTGGTCCTCGACGGCTGCCGCATCGTGGACGCCGGCGGCCGCCGCATCACCGACCCCGGCTACGTCGAGACGATCTGGGGCACGAAGGCGGTCGTCGACGTCCTCGACGCGAAGCTCGCGAAGGCAGCAGGCCGCCACGACGTCACCGCGGACGGGACCAGGCTCGCCCGGTCGCAGGTCACCGCGCACCTGACCGCGCTGCGCCGCTCCTGGCGGGCCCGGATGCTGCCGGGGAGCGTGTGATGAGCTGGGAGCTCGACGACGCGCGCGCGTGCGCAGCCGACCCCGACCTCATGCCGGAGACGGTCACGATCGTGCGTGCCACCACGACCCGTGACTCCTACGGTGGGTCCGCGGTCACCAGGCTCGCCTGGGTTGTCCGCGGGCGCCTGAAGGTGCCGGAGAACCGCGACGCGGCGGACCCGCTGCGCGCCGGTGAGCAGGCCATCGCCCGCGTGACCGTCCCGTGGGGCACCGACGTGCAGCCGCGGGACACGATCGAGGTCGCCGGCCGCCGCTTCAACGTCGACCGGGTGCTCACCGGCACGCTCGCCCTCGAGACCACCTGCCTGGTGACGGAGGTGGCCTGATGGGGCAGAAGACGCGTGTGGTCGTCGAGGAGGACCGTTTCGACGAGGCGGACGCCGCGGTCCGCAAGGCGCTGGTGCAGGAAGTCCACCGGGCCGGGAACGCCGCGCGGAACATCGCCCGGCAGATCATTGTCCGCGACGGCGCGATCATCACCGGTGACTTGTGGCGGTCCGTCGGGGTCGAGTTCACGAAGCGTGGGCAGGCCGCCGAGCTCTACGCGACCGTGCCCTATGCGAGCTTCGTCCACGACGGCACCTCGAAGATGCCGCCGCGCCCGTTCTTCGACGAGGCCGTCGAGGAGGTCAGCAAGGGTCTGGAGGCCCGCCTGAAGACCGCGTTCGAGAGGGAGATGCGATGAGCGCCTACGCGTGCGCGGTCGGCCACGCCGTCGCCGCCCTGACCGCCAGCCCGGCCGTCACCGCCCTCGTCGGTGACCGCGTGTTCGAGGGCATCGCCCCCGACGGCGCGGCGTACCCGCTTGTGCTGGTGCAGCGGTACACCGAGCCCACCGACACGCGCACCCACGAGGGTGTCATCTACACGACCGTGGACCTGGCCGTTCGCGCCTTCGCGGCCGCGCCCGGCGGCGAGGGCGGCTCACTGGCACAGGTCCTCCCAATCGCGGACGCGGTCCACGCCGCGCTTGACGGCAGCGGCCCGGTGACGCGTCCAGACGGGGTCGTCCACGCGTGCTCCCGTGTCGGCGAGCTCGCGTCGACCGAGCAGCGCGGCGGGTCCGTCATCAGGGGCCTTGGTGGGCGCTACCGCGTAGTCGTCGGCAGGCGCCTTGCCTGACAGCCGCCGCGGCGGACCGTGAGCGTCACCGGAGCACGACCGAGCACGAGGAGTAGAACATGACCGCCTTCGCCGAGCAGCGCGCCCAGCTGGGCGTGGAGACCACCGTCGGGAGCGCGGTCCCCGCCACCCGCCGGCTCGCCTCGGGGACCCTGACCATCGCCGACAAGCGTGAGACCGAGAAGATCACGCCGTCCGGTGAGTACTGGACGTCCCTTGTCTACCAGAAGCACGAGCACACGGAGGGGTCGTTCGAGGGGACCCCGTGCTACCGGGACCTGCGGACCCTGCTCGCGCTGGCGCTCGGGGAGCCGGAGACCATCGAGCTCGACGAGGGCGCCGCGTACGAGCACACCTTCACGCTCCAGTCGGCCCGGCCCACCGTGACCATCGAGTACGGCGACGAGCTGCACGGGTCCCGCGCGACCGGGGTGTTCGCGTCGTCGCTCGAGCTCGAGTGGTCCGCCGGGTCCGGTGACTCCAAGATCAGCATGGACCTGGTCGGCGGCCCGCTCGAGGACTACGTCACCCTGACCGAGGACGCCGAGGCCGTGCAGCCGCTCCCGATCATCGCCGAGACGGTGCGGGTGTACGTCGACAGCCACCCGGAGTCGATCGGCACCACGCAGCTGACCGAGACGCTCGGCGTGAAGGTCCAGCTCGGCGACATCGCCGCCCTGGTCCGCTACCTCGGTGCCCCGCCCGGCCGCGTCAACACGCGCCCGTCCGCGACCGTCGAGCTGGTCGCGGAGGCCACGACCCGCGCCCGGGAGCTGCGCGCCACCGAGCAGGTCCGCTACGTGCGCATCGAGGCGACCGGGGTGGAGCTGCCGGGCGCGACGGTGCCGGCGTCGCTGACGATCGACCTGGCAGCGCAGACCGCCGACCACTCCCGCGGCGAGGAGGACGCGGTGTACGCGGTGACGGCGAACCTCGAGGTCGTGAAGCCGGCGGACAACTTCGTCCCGCGGTTCACGCTGGTGACCGACCAGCCCTGACAGGGAACCTACCGGCGCCGGAAGGCACCGTCCGGACGGTGAGGGTCGACAGCCACAGCGGCTGTCGACCCTCACCCCGTTAGGAGACCCCCGTGAAGATCCAGAACGTCACCACCTCGAAGCGCGCCACCGACCTGCTCACCCGCGAGGTGAAGATCGCGTTCAGCGACGAGCCCGACGACACCCTCACCGCCCGCGTGCGCGTCACCGGTGTCAGCGAGGAGCTGCAGCGCCGCTACCAGTCGCTCGACTTCGCCGCCCTCGACCGCCTCGAGGACCCCGACGACCCGGACAACGAGGTCGCGGTCGAGGCGCGCCGGGTGCTCGCGAGCTTCCTCGCCGAGCTCGTCGCCGAGTGGGACCTGCAGGACGACGACGGGCCGATCCCCCCGACCGTGGAGGCCCTCGAGAGGCAGGGGTTCCTGACCCTGCTGGTCCTGGTGGCCGCGCTCGGTGAGGAGCTCAAGCGGCTCCCTTTGGCGTAGACGACGAGCTCCGGGTCCTCCAGGCGCTCGTCGAAGCCGGCCGGCACGCACCGCCGGCGCTGACCGCCCGTGCCCCAGAGTGGCTGCCGCTCGTGCAGGCGGCGGAAGCCCTCGGGGTGAGCGTGCTCGACCTCGCCTACCACCCGCACGCTCGCTACTGGGTGCGGGTGGGGTCCACCTACGGGCGGTGGAAGGCGTGGGCGCAGGAGAGGGCGGCGAAGCGCTGACCGCGGAGCACCCGCGCACCCTGCTGGGTGCGCGGGTGCTGGCGTTCCGGACGGTCAGGACCAGGCGTGCGAGGGCGCGCCAGGAGAGCTGACCGGTGGGGGTCCCGTGAACGTCGCCAGGCTGAAGGTGCTGATCGACGGCTCCGCTGACGGCGCCCAGAGGGCCATCGGCGGGATCGCGTCGGGTGTGCGGTCGATGGCGGGCGCAGTCGTCAAGTGGGGCGGCATCGCGAGCGCGGCGATCGGCGGGATCGTGTCCGCGAAGGTGATCAGGGGCGGCATCGACAGGCAGCTCAACATCGAGGACGCCCAGGCTCAGCTGCGCGGGTTGGGGCACGACGCCGAGTCGGTGCAGACGATCATGTCCGACGCGTTGGCCGCGGTGAAGGGCACAGCGTTCGGGCTCGACGAGGCGGCGACGACCGCGGCGACCGCGGTCGCGGCGGGCATCCGGCCAGGGCAGGAGCTCGAGCGCTACCTGCGCCTGACGAGCGACGCCGCCACGATCGCGGGCACCTCGATGGGCGAGATGGGCCAGATCCTCAACAAGATGACGACCTCTGGTCGCGTCTACACGCAGGAGCTGAACCAGCTCGCCGACCGTGGCTTGCCGGTTTTCCAGTGGCTGCAGGAGGAGTACGGGGTCACCGCCGAGGAGCTCCGCAAGATGGTGTCCGCGGGCGAGGTGGACGCGGCCCGGTTCCGTGAGGTCATGGAGCGCAACATCGGCGGCGCCGCACTCGCCAGCGGTGACACGACCCGTGGCGCGTTCAAGAACCTCGGCGCGGCGATGTCGCGCCTGGGCGTCATCGTCACCGGCGGCGTCTTCCCGCTGATCAAGGACGTCTTCGGGCAGCTGATCACGATCGTCGACGGCGTCGGGGAGCGGATCGAGCCGGTGTTCGAGCGGCTTGGTACGGCGTTCCAGGCGGTCGCCGGCCCGTGGATCGACGGGCTCGCGGACCGGGTCCTCGGCTTCATCGACGCGCTGCTCGCCGGTGAGGGCCCGCTGACCGGGCTGATGACACTGCTGAACCCGGTCGGTGCGGTGCTGCGCGGGCTGCTGCCGCTGCTGCCGCAGCTCGCGGGCACGCTCGGGCAGCTCGGCCAGCAGATCGGTGCCGCCCTGGCCCCCGTCTTCCCCGTCCTCATCGACGCGATCGGCGCACTGCTCGACGCCGTCGGCCCGCTGCTGCCCGTCCTCGGTGAGGCGTTCGCGGGCATCCTGGCGCTGCTCGCACCGCTCATCGAGACGATCACGCCGATCATCACGATGCTCGTCGAGGCGGTCACCGCACTGCTGCCCCCGGTCATGGTCGTCGTGGACGCCCTCGCCGGCGCGTTCCTTGGGGCGCTGGCCGCAATCGGTGAGGCCCTCGAGCCGCTGCTGCCGGTGCTCACCGAGGTCGCGACGGTCATAGCCGATGTGATCGCCGGCAACATCAACGCCCTGATGGACGCGCTGCTGCCGGTGCTGCCGATCCTGGGTGGCATCATCGCGGACCTGCTGCCACCGCTCGCGGAGCTCCTCGCGCACCTTTCCGAGGCGGCGCGTCCGCTCGTGGGCGTCGTGGGGCAGCTCGCGCAGAGTCTGCTGCCTGTGCTCGGGCAGGTCCTCGGGACGCTCATCGACGCGCTCGCCCCGGTGATCGACGTCGTGGTGCTGCTCGTGGATGCGCTCGCCCCCCTGCTTGCGCTCGTCGGGGAGCTCATCGCCGGAGTCCTGCCACCGCTCGCGGAACTCCTCGCGGGGCTCGTTGCGCCGCTGATGGGGGTCATCACCCCCCTGATCGAGCTGCTCGCGCCCGTGCTCCAGCAGATCGGCGATCTGGTCGTCGCGTTCGTCGTCCCGGCGGTGGAGGTCCTGACCACGCTCCTCGGCGGTGTGCTCGGCGGTGTGCTGAAGGTTGCTGGGGCGCTCTTCGGCGCGCTCGCCGACAAGCTCGGGTTGGTCATGGGCCTGTTCGCCCCGGTGATCGACGTCGTGATGCTGCTCGTGGATGCGTTCGCCCCCCTGCACTCGATGATGGCGGAGCTCGTCGCCGGAATCCTGCTGCAGCTCGCGGATCTCATCGCGGGGCTCATCGAGCCGCTGATGGGGTTCATCGCCCCCGTGCTCGATCTGCTCGTGCCCGCGGTCCAGTTGATCGGCGACCTGGTCGTCGCGCTCGTCGCCCCGGCGGTGGAGGTCCTGACCACGCTCCTCGGCGGCCTGCTCCGCGGTGTGATGGCGCTTGCCGACGCGCTCTTCAGCGCGCTCGCCGACAGGCTCGGGTTGATCACGAGCCTGCTCACCGGCGTGGGCGAGCGGGCCGGGCAGGTGCGGGAGTGGTTCGGCAACCTCGGCGACTCGATCCGCGGGGTGTTCACGAACGCGGGCCAGTGGCTTCTGGATGCCGGTCGCCGCATCATCGAGGGCCTCATGGATGGCCTGCGCAACTTCGCGGCCGCGCCTGTCAACTTCCTGCGGGACCTCGGGTCGTCGATGCTCGACGGCATCCGCGGCATCTTCGGGATCCGCTCCCCGAGCCGGGCGATGGCGGAGGTCGGCGGGTTCCTAATGGCCGGCCTCGCCGGCGGCATCGCTGCAGGTGAGGGCCAGGTCGCCCGCGCGTGGGGCGACGTCGCCGACCTCATCGCGATGAGGTCGCCGCGGTTCACCCCGGCGGACCTGGCCGCCGCGGGCGGGTGGGACCCGACCCTGACCCTGGCGGCACAGGGTGGCTGGGGCGGGACGGTCATCAACATCGACAGGATCGAGGTCGCCATCCCAGCGGGCACCACCGCGTCGGATGCGGCCGCGGTCACGCAGGCCGCGAAGTCCGCGGTCCGGGAGGCGATGGCAGAGGTGGCCCGCGAGCAGCGCGTCGCGGTCCGGCAGATGAGGGGACGCTGATGGCCTGGACGTTGACGGAGCCGGAGTCGGGGCTGACCGTGGCCCTGACCCCTGCGGCTGGTGACATCGAGGTCACGGAGGACCAGCAGACGACGGTCCTGTACGCGGCCCGTGGCGGCTCGCCGTTCGTGACGGACGGCCCGCGCCGCGCGGCGACGGTGTCGGTGCCGGAGCTGATCGTGACTGTCCCCGTGGTGCTCGAGCAGCTGCGTGTGCTGCGGGGCCTCGGCCGCCGGATGCTCCTGACGGACGACACCGGCCAGGTGTGGCCTGTGAAGTTCGTGGGCCCAGTGAAGTGGCGCGTCATCGACACCCCGGACCGCGCGACGAACCCGCTGCTGTATGTCACGGTGAACTTCGTCGGGGTGGCCTGATGTGGACCATCAGCTCCCACCTGGCGGCTGACCTTGCCGGCCCGGGCCCCGACGCCGTGGAGGCGTACGCGGAGTTGTGGCAGGGCGGGGTCCGGGTCGCGACCGCGGAGGTGGTTGAGGGCCAGGTCACCGATGACGCGAGCGCCGCGGTGCGCCGGTCGTGCTCGCTGACCCTGCTCCCGCTGGACGCCTTGACCCCGGAGACCGAGATCGTGGGTGAGGACCGGCGGTTCGGCGACGGCCTGTTCGGTGAGGGCGTCTTCGGGGACTACCGGCGCCGGCAGATGCAGGGCCTCCTGATGCCGCTCCTGACGGAGGTGCGCGTCTACTGGCGTGCCCGCCTGTCGGGCACGGACACGTGGGAGACGGTGCCGCTGGGGCGGTTCCTGGTGGACTCGCCGGGCTTCAGCGGTGACCCTGGCGACCCGGCTCTGCGCGTGTCGGGGTTCGACGCCGCCTCCGCGATCGCCGCCGCGGCGTGGGACACCCCGTTCGTCGTCCCGGCCGGGCAGAACCTCAAGACGGCCTTGACCAGGATCCTCACGAACCGCCTGCCGGGCGTGGCCACGAGCATCCCGACGACGACGGTGGCGCTTCCGCAGCTGGTCTACACGCCGGGCTACCAGGACAGCACCGGGGACCCGTGGGAGGACGCGTGCGCGCTCGCGGCGCTGGCCGGGTGGGACCTGTGGGTGAACCGGCAGGGTGTTGTGTGCGCCGGGGTGCCTGCGGACCCGCTGACCGGGGTGCCGGTCATCGAGCTCGCCGACGCGGGCACCCTCATCCGCGCGACCCGGACCCCGACGGCCGCGGATCTGGTGAACACGGTGGTCGTGTACGGGGAGGCGTCCGGTGAGGAGCCGGTGGTGGCCGTCGTGCGTGACGAGCACGGCCCCTACGGCACGGAGACGATCGGCCGGGTCATCGCCAGGGAGCACCGTTCGAGCGCTGTGACGACGTACGCCGACGCGTACAACCTGGGCATCGCGCTGTTGCGTGAGTGGTCCGCGGTGACGGACGCGGTGTCGCTGGAGGCCTTCCCGGTGCCGCACCTGGACGCGGGGGACCTGGCGGCGGTCACGTCGGACATGCTCGACATGACTGCCGAGGTCTACCGGGTCGAGCGGGTCGTGACGAGCTTGACGCCGGGGTCGCTCGCTTCGCAGGTGGACCTGGTGAGGAGGATCGGCTGATGCTGGGCATGGAGGTGCTGCGTGAGCTCGACCGGCCGCGTGCGCGGTCGGGTGCGACGGCTGTGTGGCGCCGCTCGACGGTGACCGCCGTGCAGGCGTCCCCGAAGCGGGTGCAGACCGCGCTGACCGGCGAGGCCTGGATCCGTTACCCGGCGTGGTGGACCCCTGCTGTGGGTGCCGAGGTGGAGCTGCTGCAGCAGGGCGCCGACGCGATCGTGGTGACCGTCCTGGCGTGACGGCGGCCGTGCCGGACGGTGCGGGGCATGGACTTCCTGACACTGGCCGGTGAGGCCGCTTCGACTGTGACAGCGACCCCTGGCGGCATCGCCGGCGCGGCGGGAACGCTCCTGGCGGCGGTGGCGGCGCTCGTGTGGCAGACGGTCGAGGCGCGGCGGGCCCGGAAGGTGGTCGTGGAGACCCACCGCACCGCGCGGGAGATCGAGCGGAAGGTCACCTCCAACCACGGGCACGACTCGATCGGCGACAAGGTCGACGAGCTGGTCGACCGGGTGACCTCGATGGAGGGCCTTCAGGCCCGCACCATCGAGAGCGTCGGCGAGGTCCGCACCGCCCTGGGTGAGCACATCGCGGCGTGCGACCAGGAGCGGCGGGAGCGTGAGCGCGCCCGGCTGGAGGAGCTGCTCGAGCGGCCCATTGGCGCTGACGACCCGGCCGCAAGGGGCTGACCGCCCGGCTCCGTGATCTTGAGGGCGCCCGCCGGACCGTCCAAGCTGTGAAGCAGGCCGTCCAGGGTGACCTCTTCGACCCGGTGCTGCCGGGTCGCAGGCACCAGGCCCTCAGCTCCCTCGCCGCCGTGTGGGCGGCCATCGCCGGGACCCCGACGCTGCGCGGGTTGGCGCAGGAGGCGTGGACCGCGGCGCACGGGCGCGGCGGGAACCGCGGCGCCGGGGAGGCGTTCGAAGCGGAGCTCGCCGCACGACTGGACCGGCCGGCACAGTTGGCCATCAGCGCTGAAGCCGTCGCCGCCCTGGACCCCGCTGCTGCGCCCGCGCTCCCGGAGCTGCTGGCGGTGCGGTGGGAGCACCTGGAGGGCGCCCGGCCGCCAGCGGACTTCATCGCCACGCTGACCTTCGAGGGGTGCGGGGTGCTCGAGGTGCCGGTGAACCTGAAGGTGCGGAACGCGGCGGCCCCTCAGGCCGTGGGGGACGCGTGCGCACTGCGCACGCTCCTGCGGGTGGCGATGGGCCGGTCGGTGCTTGGTGGGGACCCGGTCGACGTGCCGCGCGCCCTGCTGCGCTGGTGGGCGGGGCGCGAGCGGATCCAGGCGGCGGACTATGTGCTGCTGACCGTGGAGGTGGACGGTGACGCGGTGGTGGGGGTGTGTGCGCAGGGGCTCCTTTCGGCGGTGACTGAGGGTGGGGAGCTGGCGCTGACCCGGAACTCGACGCGGGAGGTGGCGCAGGCGCGCCCGGCGGCGGGGGTGGTGCCGCCCGGCATGGACCTGAACTGGGAGTTCGCGGGCGCGGTGTCGCCGGTGGTGACCGGGTCGGATGTGCGCCTGGCGGTGCTGCTGTGGCTGGCTGATGTGCGCGGCTGGGACCGGGACCGGGTGGCGGCGGTGGCGGCCTCGTTGGATGACGTGGGGGATGCGGAGCTCGCGCAGGTGCTGGCGGGTGCCGTGCCCGGCGGGCTGAGCGCCGGACCGTCCGAGGGGTAACACCCCGGACCTTGGAGGACCCACGTGACGACTGTCAGCAACTCGACGCCTCAGGTGGACCTGCACGCGCAGCTGCACAACAGCACTGAGGCTCGCCTGGGTGCCGCTGAGGCGCGCCTGACGGGCCTCGAGGGGCGGATGAGCGCGCAGGAGGCTCGTGCGATGACGCCGGGCCCGCAGGGCCCGAAGGGTGATACGGGCCCGCAGGGTCCGAAGGGTGATCGTGGGCCGGCGGGTCCGCCGGGTCCGCAGGGCCCGGCGGGTCGTGACGGGGTCGGTGGTGGCGGCGGGCTGCCGGACGCGCAGCCGGGCCAGGTGCTGGTGAAGACCGCAACCGGGTGGGCCGCGACGACGATCGGTGGCGTCACGAGCACGTCGAACATCGTGCTCGGTATGAGGGTCACACGTGCCGTGCCCGGCGGGCTGAGCGCCGGACCGTCCGAGGGGTAACGCCCCGGACCTTGGAGGACCCACGTGACGACGGTCAGCAACTCGACGCCTCAGGTGGACCTGCACGCGCAGCTGCACAACAGCACTGAGGCTCGCCTGGGTGCCGCTGAGGCGCGCCTGACTGACCTCGAGGGGCGGATGAGCGCGCAGGAGGCTCGTGCGATGACGCCGGGCCCGCAGGGCCCGAAGGGCCCGAAGGGTGATCCGGGCCAGAAGGGCCCGAAGGGTGATCGTGGGCCGGCGGGTCCTCCTGGTCCGGCGGGTCGTGACGGGGCCGGTGGCAGGCTGCCGGACGCGCAGCCGGGCCAGGTGCCGGTGAAGACCACAACAGGGTGGGTCGCGGCGACGATCGGTGGCGTCACGGCCCCGCCGAACACCCCGTCTTGGTGGCCGGTGGACCTCGACGCCTTGGTCGGCTGGAGGTCGGTCATCACGCCTCTTCCTGACACGACTGGGCAGGTGGTCGCCGCAGACGTTCTCCGCGGGGACGGGTTTGGGTTCAAGGCTGGATCGCTCCTCGCGGGGACGCTTCACATTGATAGATCCGGCGCCAACGTCGAGATCATCGACCCTGGCGTGGAGGGCCCTGCCCCGGTCACCGGCTTCCGTTCCCAGACCGGGCTCGCCCAGGTGGTGACGTCGCAGCAAGGGACGATCCTGTGCTCACCGTTTCAGGGGTCGGGCCCTAGCGGGCTCGTCCCCGCTAGGGCCGCCGCGGCCGGGGCGGGCGGCTCCTACCCGTCCGTGGAGCAGATCGCGGTGCGCCCGAACTACGCGGAGGTCGCGTTGCAGTTCGGGTCGACGCGTGTCAGGGCGAAGGGCCGCCCGGAGTGGGCAACCGTGGACCGTGCCACCGGGTGGTGCTGGGCGGTGTGCGGCCTGCCGCAGAACGTCGCCTCGTCCGGCTACCAGTGGACCACGGTTGCCTACCTGCGCCCGCAGGACGCGGCGTGGACGTGGAACGATTTCGGTCTCCTCGAGGCTGCCGGGTACGACCCGACGACCTCAACGGTCCCCGGAGGGACGTACGGGCTGACGGTTTCGTGGGTGAAGGTCGGGGGCGGGCACGTGTGGGTCAGGATGAACACGGCCCTCTACCACAAGCCGGCGAACGTGACGACGCCGTTCACACTGTGGGAGCACGGGCAGGTGACAACCCCGCAAAACCCTGAGCTGGTGGATGTTGACCCGGCAACGGGGGACCTGGTGTGGGTCGAGCCAGGTCTGCCGGATCCGGCGATGCCGGGGCGGACCCCGGTCAAGACCGTCATGGCCCACCGGGTCACGCCTGGTGGTGGCTACTTCACCACGACGGCGGCGGTCCCCGGCTACCGGGAGGAGGGCGGGTTCGTCGGCGACACCGTGTGTCACTCGTTCGCCGCGCTGGGCGGTGGCTGGTACGCGGTCGGTGGGCACGGCCTGCTGTCGCAGTTCGACCAGTCGGTGACGCCGATGAGCATAGATGACCGGGCTCGCCCGATCGTGTGGGCGTTCCGCCTGGACGCGCCGACCGCGGTCCTGATGTTCGACGGGGCCGGGTTCAACTCGTCACTCACGGCGGCGGACGCCCTCACCAACACGACGCCGCCGACACGGGTCGGTTCTTCGTCGAGCAACATGACTGTGGACGCGCTGCCGGGTGGCAACCATGCGGTCGTAGCGATCCGGCCCCGCCCGTCCGGGGCTGGGAAGATCGGCCTGGTCGCCTTCCTGCACCACACGGAGGTGATCGGCGTTGGGGTGGCCGTGTACCGGCAATCGGCGATCACGATGGAGGTGGAGGCCTGATGGCGATCACTCAGCACACGGAGCTGTGCCCGCACTGCGGGGAGCAGCCGATCACCCTGATCCGGGACGAAACGAAGACTGGGCAACGGCCGGGGGTGCGGTATTACCCGGCGCCGGGTGACATGGATCACCTGATCGCGTGCGAGGCTGCGGCCCTGGCCGACGACCCCGTCGAGGACCCGACGCCACCCGCCCAGGAGTGATCGCTTCGGCGGCCCGGCACCTTGCCCGCAACGACCCGATCGCTGGCGCCAACGTCCTGCGCGACTCTGCCCTCACCGCACCGACCCGTGACCCGAACCGGTGGCGCTCCGGGCAACGTCGCCCGTGCTGGGCCACGCACGGCCCGCACCTGGCAACCTGGCGCCGGCGGGACGCGCAACAAGATGATGAGACGACACCACCCGACCTGCACGTGCAGGTCGGGTGGTGTCGTGCGGATCAGGGTCGGGCCCAGTCACCCAGCAGGATGATCGTGCGCTTCGTGCCGGAGTCACCGTGGAGCTCGGATCGGATCAGCTCAGCGAGCCGGAGCTCCCGCAGCGCGTAGGTGACCGTGCGACGGCACCTGTTGAGCGACTTCGCGATCTCGTCGTCGGTGGCTGTGACCCGCCCGGCGTCGTCAGCAATCCGGGCGAGGTGCCGGTACACGGATCGGCCGGTGGCCGATCGCACGTCCTCGAGGTTGGGGTGCATGGTGATCGGTCTCCTCACGCCGCGGCGGGCTGGTCGGGCTGGTAGTTCGCCAGCGGGTCGGGGTCGGTCTCACCGGCCGCGGCCTTCCGCGCCTTCTGGGCCACGGTGGCCTTCGCGGCCGGCGCCTTGATCACCTCGCGGCGGGCGAGGATCGCGGCCTTGACCTGCTCGAACAGCTCGCCGTCGCCGAGCTGCTCCGCGGCGGTCTTCCACAGGGCCCTCAGCGCGGCCTCCTCGGTGGAGGCCTCGACCTGCGCGAGGAGCGCGGTGACGAGCTCGACCCGCTCGGTCTCGGCGGTCTCCACCTGGGCGACCTTCAGGTCACGGGTGCCCATGCGACCCCCGAGGCGCAACACATCGAAGAGCAGCGCGGCGAGGGACCAGTTGGCGTCGCGGTCGAGGTGCTCGCGCAAGTCGTGCGCGGAGCGGGCACCGGTGAGCCGGACCACCCCGGGCCGGACCGCCCGCACGATCACGTCCGCGTCGAAGACCAGGGTCTTGTGCGCCTCGATCGTGTACGTCTTGGCGTTCGGGATCGGTCGGCCGGCGTCGTCGAGGGCAGCGACCTCCTTCCCGCGCGCGGTGACCACGACCAGGCCCGGCCACTGGATCAGCGGGTCGATGATGCCCCTCCACCGGTTCGCGGCCCTGTTCCACTTGTCCATCGTGATCGGGACCTCGGCGTTCGGGTCACGCTCGAGGGCGCGGCGAGCCGCGGCGCTGGCGCGAGCGGCGGCCTGCGCCTCGTCCTTCAGCAGCGCCCAGAGCGCGGTCGCGGAGTCGAGGACGACCAGGTTCGGGCGGCCGTCCTCACCGGTGCCCGGCACCGTCTTGACGAGCTCGTCCACGGCCGCCTTGAGCTGCCGGTAGGACCCGTCGTGCTCGACGACCTCGTACCGGGCGCCCGGGAGCACGCCGTACTGGTCCGCGGCGCCCTCACCGATGTCGAACCAGTAGGTCGTGCCGATGCGCTGGTCGCCGGTCAGCAGGGCGGTGCTGAAGCTCTTCCCGGACTTCTCCTGCCCCTCGATGACGAGGAGCGGCCACGGGGCGAGCCCGGTCGGCTTACGGGTGCGCAGTGCCATGGGGGTTACCTCCACCAGCGGTGGTAGGGGGTGTGTGGGGTCCGCTGGTGACTTGGACCGTCCGTGCGCAGTGCGCAACGGCAAGTAGGTCAGGCCCGATCTGGGCAGGAGATTGTGTGATGTGCGTCACACCGAGGTTGCGATAACTGGAAGGTGTCGCTCAGTTATCGCAACCTCGCCTACCTGGTTGCGCGTGGCCGGGCGGCGGGCACGGTTCGGGTCAGCAGCGGCGCGTTCGCCGCTGCGGGGCTACGGGGGTGGCCCAGCGGCCCGGCACTGGGGGTGGTGCCGGGCCGCCCTCGTGGTCAGAAGAGGTCGCGCATCCGCGCGGGGCGGTTGTGGTCGTCGGTCGTGGGTGCGGCGGGGAGTGCCCACCGTGCGGCGAGCTGGCCGAGCGCGGTGCGCTGGACCGGCGGCGCCGGTGGCTCTTCGCCGCGGGCTGCTGCGATGGCAGCGGCGTCGACGTGGGCGTCCCACCGGGTGCGGAGCTGGGCGAGCGCGCCCATGGCGGCGAGCTGCCCGGTGGTGAGTGCGGGCGCGGTCTTGCGTGGGGCGCCGATGGTGGCGCCGAGGTCGGCGATGCGCTGGTGTGCGCCCTGCCAGGTGACCTCGAGCTCGAAGGTCGGGCCGAGGCGGTTCTTCAGGCAGAGGAGCCACATGCGGCCCTGCTCGTTGGGCACGGTCTTCGGCTCCCCGGGGCCGGCGTCCGGGTTCGGCAGCCTGGTGGGTCGCCACACCGCCAGGACGGCGTGGGCCTTGTGGACAATGCCGCGCGAGTCGCGGATGCTGCCCAAGGTTGGCTTGCCGGCGTCGTCGCGGACCTCGTTGAGCTGGTGGGCGACGATGACGACGACGCGGAAGTGCTCGGCGAGGGCCTTGAGCGCGGCGACCTGCCACTCCCAGATGCGGTCCTCGCGGGCGCCGATGCGCGGCGGCTGCTGCGCGTGCGGGAACCGCGCCTTGAACGCGGCCGGGTCGTCCGGGAGGAGGTGGCCGAGTTGGTCCACGATGACCACCCCGAGCGGGCACTCGGCGCCGGCGCCGGTGGCGCGCCACCGGGCGACCTCCGCCGCGAGCTCCGTGATCGACACCTGCTGCGTGATCACCGTCAGCGGCAGGGCGGACAGGCGCTCCGCGGCGGCGTCGAACTCCGCCGGGATGGGCTGCTGGCGCCCGGCAGGGTCGCGGAACCCGGCCCTGATCTGGCCCACGTTGCCGTTCCCGACGTTCGCGAGCATCCGCTTCACCACGTCGGGCCCGTCGTCCTCCATCGAGGCGAGCATCACCGGAGCCCCGCCCTCCGCGAACTCCACCGCCAGCTGGCTCAGCAGGGTGGTCTTCGCGACACCGCTCGACCCGGCGACGACCGTCACGGTGCCCGGGGTCAGCATCTCCCCGAGGTGCGGGTTCAGGGTCTCCAGGCTCGTGCGCAGCCCGATGCTGCCGTGCTCGTGCCGCACCGCGGTCTCCGCGACCGCCTGCGCCACCAGGTGCGACACGTGCAGGGCGGCCACCGGGCGGCCAACCACCTCTGGCTGCGCACTGCGCACGTGCTCCCACGGGTCCACCGGGTCCGGGATGACCAAGTCCGCGTAGGGGTTCACGCCACCCATCAGGCCACCGCCTTCCGCTCAGCCCGCTCACCCTGGGCCACGGTCGCCAACCACCCGGTCAGCTTCCGCTCCGACTCGAAGCTGCGGCCGGCGGCCTTCGCGGCGGCGACCACGTACCACCAGTGCCCGTCCGGCCCGAGGGCCTTCGCGCCCCGGTTCGCCGCACCGATCACGGCCCGCGACGCCGCGTCACCCAGGTAGTAGATGAGCGCGTGCGCCAGCACCGCGTTCCGCAGGCTCGACCTGGCGTCCTTCGACCGCGACGCGACCTCCGGGTGCTGCGCGATCGCGTCGGCCGTCTCCAGCGCCTCCCGGTACGCCGCCACCGGCGTCTCCGCCTCCGCGACCGCCGCGTCCAACGACACCCGCAGGTCCTCGAGGACCTCGGACATGCCGCCCGGCTTCGCGGCGCGGGCAGGGGCCGGCTCGGGCTCGTCCGCCGGAGCGTCCGGGACGACGGTGAGCGTTGGGGTCTCCTGGGCGTCCCCGGTTGCGCACTGCGCACGGTCTCCGTCGGCCTCGCACTCCGGGCAGCCGGGGCGAGCCTCAGCGGCGTGCGACCCGGCGCGGTGGGCGCGCCGGAGCTGCCCGATGGACCGCTTGGAGCCGGGCTCGGGCTCGGCCTCGCCGAGGAAGCTGGCCTGGTTCTTGGCCCAGGAGCGGATGATGAGCCACGCGGGGTCGTCCTCGTCGGGGATGAGGAACCGGCCGTCGAGGAGCTCGTCGAGGGCCCGGCGGGTGGTGTCGACGGAACCGAGGTGGGCGACAAGCTCGACCCTGCGGGGGTCGGCTGGCACACGGCCGCCGAGGCCCTGGTCGGCGCTGTGGAGCAGCAGCAGCGGCCACAGGCACCGCGCCTCGACGGACAGGACCAGCAGGTCGGTGTCGCCGAGCATCCGGGTGTGCAGGGCGACGTAGCGCCCGCCGCGGGTCGGGGTCCGGGCGCCCATCAGAAGCCCGCCTCTCGGATCAGGGCGGCGAGCACCTCGCGGCCGTAGTTGGTGATGGCCAAGGTGCGCCCGGTCGGGTCGCCGGCGGCCGAGTTGCGGCGGCGGCGCTCGACCGCGATGAGGCCGGCGTCCTCGAGCTGGGTGAGGGCGCCGCGGACGGCACGGGTGGAGCACCGGGCGACGTCCGCCAGCTGCGCGTTGGACTGCCTGGTCTCACGGCACCGGTAGATGTGCGCGAGGACGTCGACGGCCGTGGGGGTAAGCCGGGGGGTGGTGGTTACGGGGGTCATGCCTGCCCGCCTCCTGTCGGGCGTGTGGGGTGTCGGGGTGTCCCACTGGGCAGGACCGTCCGCGCGGCGGTGCCTGGCGCAAGGAGGCTGGGGCCCAATCCAGGCAGGTGTGACGAAGATCACATCTCGTGGGGCGGGCGGTGGCGGTTGGCAGTTGCCAACTGCCAACTCCAATCTAATCTTGTCTTCTCTTATGCGTGGCAAATGTTGCCAACCACATTGGCAAAGGTTGCCAACCTGACGGGGTCTCCCCGGGCCCCTTGCCCTACGCGGTCGGCAACGGACCGTCCTCGGTAGCTCACCTACCGAGGAGGCCCCCCATGTTCCTGACCGATCTCGCCGACGCGCTCCGAGCCGGCGGCTGCCAGGTCGTCGAGGTCGCCGGCTGGCGCACCCGCACGACCAACAGCGCCGGCATGACGCGCGTGGCCGGCATCATGCCCCACCACACCGCCGGGCCCGCGAACGGCAACCTGCCCTCCCTCGGCACCGTGAAGAACGGCCGCCCCGACGTCCCTGGCCCGCTCGCGCAGCTCATGCTCGCCCGCGACGGCGTGTGGTACGTCGTCGCCGCCGGCCGCGCCAACCACCCCGGCAAGGGCAGTGGGTTCGGCCTGCCGACCAACGATGCCGCACGGTTCCTCATCGGCATCGAGGCCGAGTCCACCGGCCGCGGCGACTGGACGCCCGAGCAGCTCGAGTCCTACCCCAAGGGTGTCGCCGCCCTCGCCCGCTGGTACGGGGTCACCCCGGACATGGTCATCGGGCACAAGGAGTGGGCCAAGCCCGTCGGTCGCAAGATCGACCCGGCCGGGTGGCCCGGCGACATGGACGGCTTCCGCGCGCAGGTCCGCGCCCTGATCAACGGCCAGCCGGCCCCGCCCCGCCCCGTCACCTCGAGCCCCGTGCCCGCGGCCACGTCCCTGATGCAGCGGATCCACGCCGCCATCAGCAGGGCCGACCGCCTCTACGCGCAGCAGGGCCTCGCCCAGCTCGGCTACTACCACGGGGAGATCGACGGGGCCTGGGGTCCCCTGTCTCAGGACGCGTGCCGCCGCTTCCAGGCCGACGAGGGGATCCAGGTCGACGCGTACCCCGGCCCGATCACCCGCGCGCACATCGCCGCTCGCCTGGCCGCCGAGCCCGCTGTCCCGCTGGTCATCGACGGGTCCGAGGGCCCCTTGACCATCAAGGCCGAGCAGCGGCGCCTCAAGGCGCTGGGGCACTACACCGGCGCCATCGACGGCCTGCGCGGCCCGCTGACCGTCAAGGCCGAGCAGGCGTACCTGCGGCAGCTCGGCTACTACAAGGGCAAGATCGACGGGTCCTTCGGGCCGCAGTCGATCCGGGCAGAGCAGACCTACCTGCGCGACCTGGGTTACTACAAGGGCAAGATCGACGGCCTGCGCGGACCGCAGACGATCCGCGCCCTGCAGCAGGCCCTCAACGCGGGGAGGTGGTGACCATGACCACGGCCAGTGGCATCAGGCCCGGCGATCTCCTGTTCACCCGCCCAGGCGGCATCTCCGCTTGGGTCATCCGCCACGGGTCCGGGGCCAACTGGGCGCACTGCGGGACCTTCACCGGCCTCATCGAGGTGGACGGGGCCGAAGAGGTGTGGGAGACCGTCGAGGCCCTCGCGGACGGCGTGAAGTTCCGGGAGCGCCGGGTGCCGATCCACCCCGAGCCCGGCACCGAGCGCGACCTGCTTGTGCTGCGCCCGTGGCGGGACGACCACGAGCGGCTGGCCATCGTCGCGACCGCGTGCGAGTGGGGCGCCGCCGGCCTGCGGTATGGGTGGGAACAGATCGCCCGCATCGTGCTGCACGGCCTCGGCATCGACGTCACCCTGCCGGACCGGCCCGGCACCGCGATCTGCTCGCACCAGGCGTGGGCCGCTGTCCTCGCCGCCCGGCCCGAGCTCGCCGCCCGCACCAGGTACCGCCCGTGCGACGTGTGGCCCGGCCACCTCGCCGACATCCTGCTCAGCGCGCCCGGCGTGACCGTCGTGCCGCGCGTCGCCAGCGACCCGCTCGAGGGCACGTTCCTGGGCGCTCGACCGCTGGAGACCTGATGAGTGAGCGTGCCGGCACGCGACCCAACGGAGGGCGTCGCCCGTCGAAGCGGCGGGTGCCGTTGGAGCCGTTCGACTGCGAGCAGTGTGGGCAGACGCACCTGAAGTGTCGGGGGCATCGGAAGGGTGTGCGGCCGCTGGTGCCGTGTGGGGCGAATCCGCGGGATGGGGCGACGGTGTGTGTGGCGCATGGTGGTCGTGCGGGGCAGGTGGTTGCGGCTGCGGAGCGGCGGGTGGAGCGGGCGTTGGCGGTGCGCAGTGCGCAAGAGGCGTTGGAGTTCCGCGGGTCGACGCTGCCGGCTGATGACCTGTCGTTGGTGGATGCGTTGACGGAGGAGTATCGGCGGACGGTGCTGCTGGTCAGGCATTTCCATGGGGTGGTGTCGGCGTTGGAGGAGGATGCGTCGGGTGGGCGTTTGGCGCCGGTGTGGGAGCTGTATCGGGCTGAGCGGGCGCATCTGGCGCAGTTGGCGGTGGCGATGGCGCGCTTGGGGTTGGAGGAGCGTCGGGTCGCGATTGATGAGGCGCTGGCGGATGACTTGGTGGCGACGATGGATGCCGCGTTCGATGCGTTGGGGCTGACCGTGGAGCAGCGGTTGGTGGCGGTGGAGGCGATGGCGCGGGCGCGGGCTGGGCGGGGTTGACCGGCCGCGGCTGTTCACAGGGTTGTACATCTTGTGTGGGGGGTGTCCGCGGTCACGGTGAGTCGTGCAGCAGTATCGGCCCGCCCCGGGTGGAGGTTTCCTCGGGGCGGGTCGGCGAGTGCGGGGAAGACTCGTGACAGGAACTCGCCACTAAGTCCTCCCAGGTCCCCCCCCCCCCCTGGCGCTTGCGCAGTGCGCACCGAACCGTGCCGATCATGACACCCCCACCAGTCACCTACGCGCCCGGCACCGCGCCCAAGATCGTCACCGACCCCGTCACCCGTGCGCAGCACCTCGAGGTCGCCGTCCACACCGCCCGGGCGACAGTCCTGGTCCGCACCCCGCTACCAGAGGTCCGCGCAGTCATCGACACCCAGGCCGAGTTCGACGACGGGATCCGCTCCTACACCTTGTGGCAGGCCGCGGCCGCAGTCACCACCACACGGGAACCCGAACCCGAGCAGTGCCAGTGCCCCTCGCACACCGCGTCCCGAGTGGCGTGGGCGCGAGAGCAGGCACGCTGCCGGGTGTGCGAGCTGCTGGACGGCCGGGACCCACACGGGGACACCGAGACCCTACTGGCACGGTTCATCGACACCCTCGACGACCGAGACCGGGCCCTGCTGCACCGCGGCTGCCCACACCGGCACGGGTGACCCTGTGTGCGGCCACTGTCACGGCCGCCCGGTCCGGCACGCTGGCACCATGGCCGGCCGAGATAGCGCCACCGTCAGGCACACCGGGCTCCTCCACACACGCGGGGACCCCGGCGGGCGGGTCGCGCTGTGCTCCGCTGCGCACGCGGAAGCGTGGCGCCGCTTCCATGCCGCCGCCGGCAACCGGGCGGTCGTGTGGACCGAGAGCGAGGCGACCGAGTCGTGTGCTCACTGCGCATGGTGTGGTCGGTTGGCCGCCAGGCCACCCGTGTGCGACCTCCACATGCTCGCCTGCCCCCCGGTGGCCCTCATGGCGACCGAGGCAGTGGTCGCGGTCGTCCGCGCCCTCGCCCGCGAGGACCGGCTCCCGTGGCCGTGCGACGACGCGGCGTTCGAGCTCATCGTCGAGGTCGCGGAGATGCTGCACGGAGCGGACCTGCTCACCCCGCGGGAACTGTACCTGCGGGTCCGCGACGCCCTCGAGTGACAGCACGCACCCCCGCCTGGTCGGTCCAGGCGGGGGTGTGGGGTTCGGGCGCTGTCACATTCCGGCGGTGACTGTCGCGCGGGACTTGGGGGTAGCGGTGGCCCGGTTCGCGGCGTACCGGGCGGCGAGAGCGGGCAGGTCGACCGGGTCGCGGGCGTCCGCAGCTCTGTACGGGCGCACCCTGGCCATGTACCAGTCGGTGCCGTCGTTGGCCTCGACCATGATGTCGCAGTACGCGTCCCACACGGTCGGGCTGGAGTTGATGAGCGTGTACGGGTCCAGCTCGTGCGCCTTGGCGTACTCCTCGAGCGCGGTCGCGGCGAGCGGGCCGCACACCGACTCGTACTCCGCGAGGACGCACTCCATCAGGGCCTCGAGCGCGTAGTAGACGCCGTCGAGCTCGTCGTAGTGGATCGGCTCGTACAGGCGGCGGCGCCGGTGCGTGGCGCTGATGTAGACGGCGGCCAAGTCGGCCGGGTCGGCGCCGAAGCCGACGATTGGGATGCCCTTGAAGGTGCGGCGGGTGGTCGGGGACACGTGGGTGGCCTCCTTGGTTGGGGGTTCGTCAGCGGTCGCTGACACCAAGGACGGTCCGAAGAGCACCCCCCGCGCGCCGGTAGGTGACCCCGATTGTGACGAAGATCACACCGCCGTCAGGACGGGGACCCACACCTCCATCACATCCGTGCCCAGGTCCACCTCCGCGACCGCGTGCCGGCGAGCACCGACCATGAGGGGCCTCACGACCTACTCCGTCGCCAACAGTCGGTCCACCGCCTCGCTGTACGCCTCGCCGCGATCGGGGACGACGTTGGCATACACCGTCATCAGGACCTGCACCGAATGCCCCAGGCGACGCGCGACCTCCGCAGGCGGCATGACCTGCAGCCACAGCGTCGCGGCGGCGTGCCGCAGACTGTACGGCGTCCTCAGGGTCGCATCCGACGGCGGGGTCGGCTGCAGCGCCGCCCACCGTGCCCGCGCGGCGTTGAACCCGCGGGCACGGTTCGTCCCGCTGATCGGTGTGCCGGTGCGGGTCGTCACGACGAGGTCGTCGGGCGCCTTGCCCTCGATGGCCGGCCCGAGCAGCTCGGCGAGCACGTGCGGGATGGGCACACGGCGCACCGTGCCCTCGGCCGTGTGCTTCGGCGCCCGGTCCTCCCGGGCGTCACCGGTCGCGGACCACTGCCGCCGCGCCTCGGTGAGGGTGCGGCGCACGTGCAGCTCGGACCGGCCACCGGGCGGTGCGAGGTAGACGTCCTGGACCCGCAGACCGTCCACCTCGGACGGGCGCAGCCCCGCGTAGAACATGACGCTGAGGTGCAGGCGCAGCGGGGCGTGCGTGACGCACTCCAGAAGCTGCCGCACCAGTGCGGGGCTGGCGACCTCGGTGCGGTCGATGGGCCGGGTCGCGACTGTGACCTTCCGGCCTCGCCGGCGCCGGGCCTTCCGCAGCGGGGATGCCTCGATGAGGCCCTGCTCGACCGCGACGGAGAACAGCTTGCTGAGCGCCGCCCGACGGCGCAGCGCGTAACGGGCCGCGGCCGGCGACCCGTCCTGCCTGGTGGCGCATCGGGCCTCCGCCGCCGCGACCGCGCGCCCGTCCACCCGCGCTACCGGCAGGGAGTGCCGCTCGACCCACGCGATGGCGTGCCGGGCCTCCACCGGCAGGGTCGACGTGTCTCCGCGCGGGTTCAGGGCGACCTTCAACGCCGGCTCGACCACGCCCCGCGCCGGGCCGAGCTCGACCAGGTTCGCCGGCACCAGGGCCGGCAGCACCGCCGCCAGGCCCTCAACGATGCCGCGGTTCGACGTGGCGGCCAGGGTCGCGAACTCCGCCGCCACGACCTCGCGGGCGAGCTCGAGGCACGTCACCCCGGACCCGCCGGACCCGCCGGTCGTCCCGGTCGCGACCGGCAGCCCCGTCGTGACGTCGAACGGGGTGCCCGCGTGCGCAGCCTGGGTCAGCTCTGCCTGGAACGCCCGGGCGGCCGGGCGCTTCGCGAACGCCCTGGACCGCTCCTTCCCGGCGACCTTCCACCGGACGATGTGCGGCTTGGGTCGGCCCGCCTTGTGCTGGAGCGCCGGGAACACCGTCACCCGCGTCGTCGTCTCCACGCTCACGCCGCCATCTCCAGGCTCAGGACGAACTCGCGCAGCGCGGCCGGGCGCACCCTGGCCGCACCGTTCGGCAGCCGCACCCGCGCCGGGCCGTCACCACGCGCCCACCACCCGTACAGGGTGGAGCGGCTCACCTGAAGCGCCTCGCACACCTGGGCGACGGTCAGCAACGGCTCGGGGGTCTTCGTTGTCTCGGTCATGGCGTCACAGGTGCCGGGCGTTGCGCTGTGCGCAGTGCCCGCACGCCTCCGGACCGGGTGAAGTTCACGTCGGACACGTTCGGACGGCCCCGGACACGGGCGCCCGCCGTGCCCCTCGCGGCGTGCTCGCCGGGGCCGTTCCCGGGCGGAAAGCGGGACAGGAGCGGGACAAGACCAGCGGGACAGGGCGGGGCGGGGTGGCTCTCCCGGGCGTTCCCGCAGGTCACGGGCGGTGGGCCAGGTCGGGCTCGAACCGACGACCGACGGATTATGAGTCCGCTGCTCTGACCTGCTGAGCTACTGGCCCGGTGGGCGCCGGGCGCGGCGTCCGGCGCCAGGCTACCGGCGCTACAGCTCGATCCAGAGCGGCGCGAACGGCGACA